TTACCAGACAACATAACAGAACTGTTAAACCAACAAATTAGAGATTACAAAACAGATGGTACTTGTGATTTATATACTTGTGTTAAAAGAGATAAAAACAAATTTGTTGTTCACCAAGAAGTAAAAGGAATTAAAATTCCAGAAAGCTATGGTGAATATAAATTAGATAATTCACCTTATATTCCTTTAAGAATGATACGAGTTGATAGCGAAAGCTATGGTCGTAGCTATGTTGAGGAACATCTTGGAGACCTTATATCTCTGGAAGGATTAACTAAAGCAATAGTAGAAGGTTCTTCTGCATCTGCAAAAACATTATTTATGGTAGCTCCTAATGGAACTACTAGAGCAAAAGCAATAGCTGAAAGTGAAAATGGTTCAATTATCGAAGGTAATGCTAATGATGTATCAGTATTACAAGTAGGTAAGTTTCCAGATTTTAGAGTAGCTCAAGAAACAATGATGAAGATTGAGCAACGATTATCTTATGTATTTTTATTAAATGCTTCAGTTGTTAGAGATAGTGAAAGAACTACAGCAGAAGAAGTAAGAATGACTGCGCAGGAATTACAAGACAGCCTGGGTGGTATTTATGGAATTTTATCTCAAGAGTTTCAATTACCTTTTGTTAATAGAAAATTATCAGTATTAAACAAAACAAAAAAATTACCTCAACTTCCTAAAGGAATTGTATTTCCAAAAGTTATAACTGGAATAGAAGCTTTAGGAAGAACAACAGATAGAAATAGACTTATTCAATTTTTACAAACATTGGCTGGCACTCTTGGTGCTGAAAGTATTGCTAAATATGTAAATGTCACTGAAGCTATTAAAAGATTAGCTACAGCAGATGGTATTGAAACAAAAGGTCTTATTAGAACTGAAGAAGACTTACAAGCTGAACAACAAGCTCAACAACAAGCGATGATGGATGAGCAACAACAATCAGCGATGATGAGAGCAGGTGAGAAAATTGCAGGGAACATACCTCCTAAATCTTTAGGAGAAACAATCGCAAATCAAAACCAATAGGAGAATTATAAATGGTTGATAAAATAGAAATTGCACAAGGTGAACCTAATCCTTCACTTGAAGAGCAATCAAAACAACAAGACGAACCAAGCACACAAGAAGCTCAAACTACAGAGACTTCTAATGAAAGACCTTCATGGCTTCCAGAAAAATTTTCTAATGCAGAAGAATTAGCTAAAGCTTATGGTGCACTAGAGAATAAACTTTCTGAAAGAGCAGAAGATAAGTCTTTTGAAAATGAAAAAACTGAAACTAAAATCCAGGAGCCTAAAGAGGTAGAAAATAAATCTGGTCAATTAGATAAGTTTTATCAAGAATATGCAGATAAAGGTGAGCTATCAAATACAAGTTATGATGAATTAGCAAATATCGGATTAACAAAAGAAGTAGTTGATGCTTATATTTCTGGACAACAAGCTATGGCTGAACAGAAAGCTAACTCAATTATGTCTACTGTTGGAGGTAAAGAACAGTATACAGAAATGGTAAGCTGGGCTTCAAAGAATTTAGCTCCAGAAGAAATAAAAGCTTTTAACAACACAATAGATAATGGTTCTTTAGAACAAGCTCAATTAGCTATTGCTGGTGTTCAAGCTAAATATTCTCAAAATAATAATGAACCAAATTTATTTAGTGGGAATAAAGCTGAAGCAAATGTGGGCTACAGGTCTGTTGGCGAAATGTTAGCCGACATCAATGACCCAAGATATACGACAGATAGTGCTTTTAGAGCAGATGTCGAAAATAAAGTTAAACAATCAAACGCAATATAAATAACACCTAATTAGGTGGGAAGGAGAAAACTATGCCGATGGGTAAAGGAACCTATGGTTCAAAAAAAGGAAGACCAAAGCTAACAAGAAAACAAAAGACTTTGCCATCTTCTTTAAAAAGAAAAATCAAAAAAGCTAGAGGTATGAAATAATGGCAAAGCGTGGTCTTTACGCCAATATTCATGCGAAGCGTAAGCGAATAAAATCTGGCAGTGGCGAAAGCATGAGAAAGCCTGGTACTAAAGGTGCTCCAACAGCGAAGCAATTTAGACGAGCTAGCAAAACAGCAAAGAAAAGAAGATAATGTTAAATTTCATTTTGCCTTTAATGAAGAACCCACTCACTCGGATTATCGCTGATAAAACAGTTTCAGCAATAAACCATTCGATTGAGAAGAAGAAAGTCATTAGGGCAAAAGAAATTGAAGCAGAGGCCAATGTAAGTATAGAACAAATACGAAGTTCTAAATCTAGTATTAAGGATGAAGTATTAACTATAAAAATTACAATAATATTTTTAGCAATATTCTGGCCAACTACACAGCCATGGATGGAAAAAGGTTTTGAGATACTAAAGTCAGCTCCACAAGAATTTTGGTGGGCTGTACTTATTGTCTACTCTGGAAGCTTTGGTTTATCTACTGTTAATAAAATTCGTGGCAAAAAATAATGGTTGCTAAAAAATATCAAAGTCCTTCTGGTGGATTAAATGCTAGAGGAAGAGCATTTTTTAATAGAAAGGGTCATAACTTAAAAGCTCCAACTAAAAGTAAAACAAGTGCAAGGCGTAAATCATTTTGTGCTCGTATGTCTGGTGTTAAAGGTAGAATGACAGACGCTAAAGGTAGACCAACAAGAAAAGCATTAGCACTTAAAAAGTGGGATTGCTAAACTCACACACTCTTCTTTAAGAGGAGTGAGCCTTCACAAAGATAAAAATTGCCTCGAATGTTTACTTGCGAGTAAACAATAAGAGATAACTCTTTGAAGTATGTGCGAGGAACTAAAAACAAACCAAACATAATATAAGGAGAATAATTATGTCAAATGCAGTAGTGTCCAGACTTGGACAAGTAAATGGTGCAAATGATGCCAATGCTCTTTTCTTAAAAGTATGGTCTGGTGAAGTTTTAGCTACTTTCATGAGAGAAAACAAAATGTTAGGAATGACTAATGTTAGAAGTATCTCTTCTGGTAAGTCAGCACAGTTCCCAGTAATTGGAACAACTTCAGCTAGCTATCATACTCCAGGAAATGAAATACTTGGAACATCTGTAAAGCACGCAGAAAAGACGATAAACATTGATGACCTATTAGTGTCATCTGCGTTTATTGCAAATTTAGACGAAGCTAAAAACCACTATGATGTGAGAAGTACATATACATCTGAAATGGGTAGAGCATTAGCTAATACAGTAGATAAAAACCTACTTCAATTAGCTGTTTTAAGTGCAAGAGCTTCAACAACTATAACAGGTGGAAATGGAGGTCTTTCACATATTGATGCCGATGCAGGTACAAATGTAGCGTCATTAATCGAAAGTATCTTCTTCTGTGCACAAAAACTAGATGAGAAGGATGTTCCTTCTGAAGATAGATTTTGCATAGTTTCTCCAGCTCAATACTACAACATTGTGCAGAACGATAAAATCTTGAATAGAGATTTTGGAGCTCAAAACAATGGTGTGTATGCAGATGGAACTGTAATTAAAGTTGCTGGTGTTAATATTGTTAAATCAAACACAGCAGTGACAGCTTTTGCAGATAACTCTTCAGCAGTAAGTGGAACAAACAACACTTACAATGTTGATGCACAATACACTCAAGCAGTTGTTTTCCATAAAAGTGCATTAGGTACAGTTAAGCTAATGGATTTAGGTATGGAAAGTGAATACGATATTCGTAGACAAGGTTCTTTAATGGTCGGAAAAATGGCTTTAGGTCATGGTATCTTAAGACCAGAAAGTGCTTGCGAAATCAAAACACAATAATAACTAAACCGAATACATAGGCGTAGAGATTAACACAGACAATCTACGCCTGTGTACCAAAAATAATGGCTACAATAACAACAAGAACTTCTCACTTGGAAGCAATCAATACAATGCTTTCAACTATAGGAGAAGCGCCAGTAAACTCATTAATAGGAAGTTTACCTACAGATGCTTCAATGGCTAAAAATATTTTAGATGAAGTAAATAGAGAAGTACAATCAAGTGGGTGGAAATTTAATACATCATACAAAGCAACACTTTCAAGAAATACAGATAACAAAATTCCAGTTGCTAATGATACAATGTTAATAGAATTTAATCCTTTATTAGAAAGTAAATCTTCTTATGACCCAATCATAAGAGGAAATTTTTTATTTAATTTAGCAACAGAAAGTTTTGTCTTTGATAAAAATTTTGACAATGTGACTGTTGTATCTTTATTAGATTTTGAAAATATTCCAGAACAAGCTCGTAGATATGTGACTATAAGAGCATCAAGAATATTTCATGACAGAACATTAGGTGCTAATGCTTTACATAGATTTAGTCAGCAAGATGAATTAGTTGCTTTATCTATTCTAAAACAAGCAGAAGCTTCAGTCGCAGACCATAATATATTTAATAGTCACGACCAAATGACAACAGTTGCAAGAAGCAGGTCATATAAATTAATTGATTAAGGAGGACACAACATGGATTTAATTAAAAGAAAATTGATGCACTATTGGTCAGACCATAAAGTTGCAGTCATAATAGTTGCTATAGCGTTAGCTGTTGCAATCATAGTGTAATATAAATGCCTTTAATAACTAGAAGTATACCCAATTTGATTGGGGGTGTGTCACAACAACCAGAAATATTAAGATTAGAAAATCAAGCGACAGCTCAAGTAAATGGTTTCTCTGGTGTTGTTGAAGGTCTTAAAAAAAGACCATCTACTAAACACATAGCTAAAATTTCTAGTTCAACTTTATCTAACGCTTTTATTCATACAATTAATAGGGATGCTTCTGAACGATACATTGTGGTTATTACTAATGGTAGTGTTGCTGTTTATACTGTTGATGGACTTGCTAAAACAGTTGTAAACCAAACCAATGCTACTAACTATTTAAACTCTACAAATCCAAGAAACGACTCTAAAGCTTTAACAGTTAATGATTATACCTACATTTTAAATACTAGTAAAAGTGTAGCTATGGACAGCTCAACAACCAGTCCAGCAAAAATAGAGCAAGCAGTTTATTCAGTCAATCAAGGAATTAATAACATACCATATTCAATAACGATTGATGGAACGACAACAACTTTTACATCCTCAAATGTAAATACTAAAGATATTAGGGATGGAGTAAAAAGTGCTATTGGAAGTCCAGCAAACATTACTTTAACAAATATTGGAGACAGTAGTTTTTCTATTGTTAAATCTTCTGGAACACTTTCAGTTTCAGCATCCGATGGTTATGGTAATCAAGCTTCACAAGTTGTTAAAGATACAGTACAAAATTTTTCTGATTTACCAGCAGTAGCTCCAAACAATATGGTTGTAGAAGTTAAAGGTGATGCTTCTAATAGTTTTGATGATTATTATGTAATTTTCAAATCAGCTACAAATGTTTGGGAAGAAACAGTTGCTCCTGGTTTAGAAATTAAAATAGACCCAGATACAATGCCTCATGTTCTTATTAGAACAGCAGATGGAAATTTTAGATTTACTCAAGTAGATGGGAGCCAATATACATTATCTGGAACTACTTATGATGTACCTTCATGGGGAAATAGAATTGTAGGTGATATAGAAAGTTCACCTAATCCAAGTTTTGTAGGTACAAAGATTAATGATATTTATTTTCATAGAAACAGACTAGGTTTTCTTGCAGATGAAAATGTAATTTTATCTAGGTCTGGAGAAGTATTTGAATTTTTTAATGAGACTGTCACTGATAGTCTTGATACAGACCCAATTGATATAAATGTTGCTCATACAAAAGTCTCAATATTAAAACATGCTGTGGCCTTTGATGAGAAGCTTTTATTATTTAGTGACCAAACACAATTTATTTTAACTGGTGGCGCAAGCTTAACTCCAGGAAATGTTTCTGTTAATGTCACAACTGAATATGAAACACTAGATAGTGTTCAACCTAAAGGTTCTGGTAATAATGTATTCTTTGCATTTAACAAAGGACAGTTTACTGGTGTTAGAGAAATGTATGTTGAAAGCGATGGTGAAACAAACCAAGGTGAAGACATCACAGCTAACATACCTAAATATATTCCTTCAGATGTTTTTAAATTTGCTATTGCATCTAATGAAAACATATTAGTCACATTAAGTAGTAAATCTGGAGAACTAAATAGCCTTTATGTTTATCAATGGTT